GCCGAATGATATCGGGATGCTGTGGGGAAAGATCCATCCCTATGCGCTTTTCAGTGGGGATTTGTGTAAGAAAGCTGCCATTACCTGCACTAGGTTCGACTACTAATCCCCAGTTAGACCAGCGATAACGATTGCCCACATGCTGGATGCATCGTTTTGCAATAGCGGGAATGGTATAGAATTGATCGAGTCCTGCTTCGCGCACCGTAGCACAAACGGTAGCAGCCATCGTCTACTAACAGAAATACGAATACCCTCTCTTCAAATTTTACGATGAAACGCGTTTACAATATTCATGACAAAAAAGGGTTGTTGTACTAGAATTATCATGGCGTCACAAGGGGGTCTCAATGTCAATCTCCGGAAGTTTGTCATGAAATCCATTCCACAAGATGCCGTCGCAGTCTTTATTGGTCGTCGTCGTACTGGCAAGTCAACTATTGTTCGTGATTTGCTATTTCATCATCAAGATATGCCAATGGGTTGTGTGATTTCCGGAACAGAGGAGTCAAACGGTTTCTTTAAAAAGATTGTGCCACCCATGTTTATTCATGGTGAGTACAACCCTGTCATTTTGGCAAACTTTGTGAAGCGCCAGAAATTGGTCATGCAGCGTATTCAACAAGATGAGGGCAAGGGCATCAAATCGAATATTGATCCCCGTGCCTTTATGATTTTAGATGATTGTATGTATGATGATTCATGGACTCACGACAAGAACATTAAATATTTATTTATGAACGGACGATGGCTCAAGGTCTTCTTCCTTATTACGATGCAGTTCCCTCTTGGTATTCAGCCCGCTCTTCGTACTAATGTCGATTATGTGTTTATTCTGAGAGAGCCCTACATGAATAATCGCCGCCGTCTCTATGAAAATTACGGGTCTGCCTTTCCCTCCTTTGAATTTTTCTGTCAAATGATGGATCAATGTACTCAAAATTACGAATGTCTTGTGATTAACAACAATACACAGAGTAATAAATTGGAGGACACCATTTTCTGGTATAAAGCAGAAATTCACGGCGAATTTAAGATGGGTGCTCCTGAATTATGGCGTCAATCTGAGATGTTGGCGCGTATCAAAGAGGAAGAGGATATCAACCAATATGATCCTCGTACTTCACAGCGACTGAAAGGTCCCGCCATCAATGTAAATAAGAAATATTAATAGAATGAATCGATACAGCAAGCACCTTTCTGGTATTATATTTATGGCACTATTGCTTGGAATGATCATATATTTTGCCGCAAATCTACGGTCTTGTGAATCATTTGTAGATGCGGGTCGTTGTGGCGTGGATTTGCCATCGTGCTCTGGAAAACGCATACGGTGTATGAATGGATATTGCAAATCGGATATCCCTCCTGAGCTCCCTTGTCTATCCGATCTACCTATGACGCCACCGACGCGTTATTAATAAAACCTCACCCTGTGTTAGAAAATGGCTCACTCCAAATCAATGGGCATTGGCGCAATGGTTGTTCTACTTATTATTGCCGTTACCTTACTACCTATGATTGTTCGTTATGTTAATCGTATGGAACCTCACTTTGTTGCTGGATTTAGTAATTATATGAGTCCGATCGACTACAATGGCAATTCCACCGATCAGGGAGTCACTGATATTCCTGCCATTGGCCGCACCTCCCAGCTTCCCTCATGGCGCCCCGACCTCAACACCAATTACCTCTGCCGCTCTCCGAACGAAAGCGGCGCGCCATGCCCCGAGGGTCAGTTCTGCGATGGAACGACACAGGCATGCGTCCCTGTGGCAATGTTTGGCGACCCCAATAAGAATTATGTTGGATATTTTGCGTAACAAAAAACTCATAATAGTTACTATTATTTATTTTTTGTATTACTTTGTTGTATATTTACTTTGAATCGGATGATGATTCCGATGGGGTGACCACCTCATTTTCAACCTTCTCTACGGAAACCGCCGCCTTCTCTACCTTGCGCTGAAAGGCCAAATCACCCTGGCCACCAAACATGGAGTCAAACTGGCCCGATGACGAACCACCCACCACCTGCTTTGAACCCTTGGTACGCTCCTCGAAGAACTTCTCTCGCGAGTCCTCGTTCTCCTTGTACTTCTTCATGAGCGTATTTAGCTGATCATTGCCATACTCCTGATCCTGAATCTCATGCGGCTGAGGATCCCATGGCGTCCACTTGCCGACATCCGCCAGAAAGATGTTATGGTACTTGTCCTTCGACTGGAGCTTCTTCGCCTTGAGTTCCGCCTCCTTCGGATTGCCATAGACACCGCGTACCTTCACGCCGCGAATGGAAGTGTGAAAGTCATTCTGTGCGTGGAACTCCTCCTCCAGCTTGGTCTTGTGCGAATACATGAAATCATCATAGGCCTCGTTGATCTTTGTCTTATTGAGATCCGCCTTGCTCTTCTGCACGAAGGAACCATACGAAGTCATGATATCATCCACACGCAGGCGATTCTTACGGCAAAGAGCAGCGGCCTCAAATTGATCCTTCTTCTCAAGCTCCGTGGCATGCTCGTTCAACTCCTCATTCACATGAGTTACTGTATCCACCAGGAACTTCTCTAGATTCTTGATCTTCCAATCCACCTCATAGGCATGGAGGAAACGCTTAAAAAAGAAGAGCTCCTTTTTATCGAGCACTTTCTCCGGACTCAGGAAACTGAGGAGCACATAGCGCTGGCCTGGAATCTCGGTGTCCTCATCTAGAAAATCTTCCAATACGGTGTCGGGTTTATCAGAAGCGCTCATCTCTATGATTCTCTGTGTTGGTATGCTTTAAACTCATTATCCTGTCTGGAGCCATCCGAGTTCAGATGAGTTTTTTTCTGGAGACTGAATATAGAAACATGCACGGTTACGGATTTGCTGAAATTGTCAATCGCGTTATTAAGTATCTGATCGAGGGTCTCGTGATTGCTGCCGCGGCTATCTTTATCCCCAAGAAGGCCCTCCCGATGGATGAGGTCGCCACCCTCGCTGTCCTTGCCGCCGTTGTGTTTGCCATCCTGGACGCTGTGAGCCCGAGCGTGGGAGTTACGGCACGTCAAGGAGCCGGGTTCGGACTCGGCGCAAATTTGGTGGGCTTTCCTGCCCGTTTGTAAGTACCCATTTTTGAATAAACACGAATCCATTTTGTGTATTATATCAAAACATGGTATGACCCCCGCCCTTTGATACTTTTCTAAAAGCTGTAAAATAACATATACTCCAAAGTATAGGATATTATGTTGTTGGATTGATTATCGCGTAACAAATCGTATGATCCAGTTTAGAAATATGTGTTTCATATATTGATTTTGAACTAATAAAGATGCATTGAGGTTCCTTCTCTTGTAGTTTTTCCATTTCATGTTGAAGAACCCTTTTCCAATCATATGTATTATTCCAGATATCAGTTTGACTAATATGAATAATTGAGAATCCTTCTTTGATACAATATTCAATCTTTTCAATATCTTTTACTTGGACGCTTTCAGGAGTATTCCAATTGGATATTTGTGTAAAATGCTGTGCACCATCCACTTCGATTAGAATCTTTTTAGAAATCGATCCAAAATCAAATGGCATGATATTTCCTGTATTCGAAAAGCGACACCAGATAAAGCGAAGTTGAGTGGTCCATTCGCCATCAAGTGATTTCAGAAAGGTATTCACCTTTGCTTCTGTCTTCTTTTTACAATACGGACACCAATATCCAGTTAGGACATTGTATAATTTTGATTTAAATTCTGAATGACATAGATCACAATCTATATGTCCTCATAAACTCCCGAGAACAAAGCGCCAGGTCCGTTAAGTCTCCTCGATCAATAATTCCCTGAATATCCGAATGAACCCTACATGTTTTGGTTCGCACCAGAGTCAAGGACAAATCGCGGCGCCCAACGAGTAACGGAGTCGCCAGAAAAGTAGCCAGCTGACCATAATGAAGCTTGGTGTTCGGCCCATAATATTTCACTTGAACGATGTGCTGGAAACATTCATCGACAACATCAATTCCTTTATCTGTCAAAGGGAATCCAGCATTTTGTTTATGGCTCAGAGGAAGATCCTGATAGACATAAAAGGGACGATTGTGCTGTTTGGTTAGCTGAATGGCTGCATAGTATTCAAAGAGAGTGTGTCGGTGTCGAATCTGAATCATCTGATCCTTCAAATAACGGAGATGAGAATGCATGGTGCAAAATGTATATGACATTGAATGATATCAATTTTACACCGATTATAATTTCTCAAACATCGAAAACATTTTCAGACCTTCGTGAAAGAGACGGACATCCGCCAAAATCTTTTTCGCGAGCGCCTTTGTATTTTTGTTGCGATACGATGAAAACATCCAAATGTTCGAATTGTATTGTTTCCAGTGCTGATACTGCTTATAATCCGATCCGATTGTCATGTAAATGCTATAGAGCTCTTTCTTGTACGCTTTGTGTGTGTCATCGACCTGGGTTACATGTATGGTTGCACTTTTAGTTATTGTAGGACACGGAATGCTATGCGCACAAGCGGTTCCAGGGCTGCATTGATGAGTCTCGATCATTTCAAAGGAATCCTCAAAAATGAGTCCCATCCATTTTAGCATGCGATCCATTTGTAATTGATCGAGTTCGCGCTCATCGTCGGTATCAGACCGAACCAGTGTCGGGGTGGGCCGGTTTCCTCCTGAAAAATAAGAGGTGTAGATACCCGTTAGACTCGAGGCCATAATCGGTGCAATGTTATTTACCACCAAGTGGTACATGAATTCGGATGCCACGGTTGCCATTTGTTGTAGGAGGGAATTATATTTTCAGACCTTCGGTTAAGCGTAGCACCTTCGGTTAAGCGTAGCACCTTCGGTTAAGCGTAGAACCTTCGGTTAAGCGTA